TAGCAATCGCAATCCTTGGCATAGTGCTTCCATTCTTTGACCGATGAAACGCTCTCCACTTAAACGCAAAACCCCACTCAAGCGAGGCGGGAAACTACGCCGAGTATCTGCAAAGAGAAAAGGTCAGAACGAAGTCTATAAAGATGTGCGAGAGAAGTTTCTAACCAACAATCCAATCTGCCAAGTGTGCAAGTGCAAGATGGCAAGCCAAGTTCACCATAGACGAGGAAGGTTTGGGGATAGGCTCAATGAGGTAGAGTTCTTCTTGGCGGTGTGCTTTGAATGCCATCATCAAATCCATATGAACCCCGCTTGGGCATACGCAAAAGATTATCTGGTTAAGAGATGAACCAGATTGATGAGGCCAAGAACTTTGCTCGTCTTTTGTTTGAGCCAAGGGAACAACTCTCAATCCCAGAATGGGCAGAGAAAAACTTAACGCTTTCGGCTAGGGTAACAAATATACCCGGAGCGTATTCGACAACGCTCACCCCCTATGTCCGTGAGCCACTAGAGGCTTTTGGTGATGATTCGATTCGGCGGGTGGTGCTGGTATGGGGGGCACAGACAAGTAAGACCACAACGATTCTAGCTGGCCTAGCGTACCGAATAGCAGAGCGACCTTGCCCCGCCTTGTGGGTGATGCCTAGCGAGCATTTGGCTAGATCATTCACGGAAACTAGATGGTTGCCAATGATTGACGATTGCCCAGCCCTTGCGAAAGAAAAGCCAGACAACACCGACAAAATTAAAATCCTAGAGCAACACTTCAAGCGATGCTCGGTGTGGTGGGCTGGCACAAGTCCCTCTGCTCTTTCCAGTCGCTCGATTGCGTTGCTCTGTATGGATGAGGTCGACAAGTTCCCAGAGCAAGCGGGGGCAGGGCGAGAGGCTAACCCAGTTCAATTAGCAGAGGCTAGAGTTAGCACCTACCCCAATCATCTCATCATAGCAACCAGCACACCCACAACTGCCGACTCAATCATTTGGAGTGAATGGCAGAAGGGCGATATGCGTTTCTATTTCGTCCCTTGTCCTCATTGTGGGCATAAGCAGAAGCTAGTCTGGGGGCAAGTGAAGTGGGATGAGTCGGCCAAGATTGATGATGGAGTCTATGATTTTAAGCTGGTCAAATCCTCGACCTATTACGAGTGCGAGGAGTGCAAGGGAAAGATTACAGACGGACAGAAAACCAAGATGCTTCGAGAGGGGGAATGGAGGGCGACCAATCTCAAGGGCGAACCAGCCAGACGCTCCTATCATCTCAACGGCCTATATGCTCCTTGGGTATCCTTCGGGAGTTTGGCCGTGAAGTTTCTGCAGGATAAGCACAATGGAATCATAGGGCTACAAGATTTTGTGAACCGAGTTCTTGCCGAGCCTTGGATGGAACACGAAAGCGAGAAGATGGAAATCGTGGCGGGTGACTACAAGATGGGTGAAGTTAGGATGGGTGAGAAGCTGATTATGGCTTGTGATATTCAAGAGGCAGGGGGCTTCCACGCTTGGTGCGTTGTGAGGGCTTGGGATTTAGAGGGCAGATCAAGGCTAGTGTGGGCTGGGAGGCTAGAAACTTGGGGAGACATCCAAGCCAAGGCAGAGGAGTTTGGCGTAGAACATAAATGCGTTTTCTGCGATTCGGGCGATCAAACCAGAGATGTTTATTTGAATTGTTGTAAGAATGGCTGGATGGCCTTGGTTGGTTCAGATCGCAGTAGCTTCTCCGAAATTGTAGATGATCGAAAACTACAACGCCCCTACGCTCGAATCGCCAACGGAGACCCTTTCAGCGGTAAGGCGGTGCAATCGAAGGCAGGGTGGAAGTGGAAGTTCTGCCCAGTTTGGCGATGGTCGAATCCATCCATCAAAGACATCCTCTCCAACCTATTAAAAGAACCCGGCTACATAGCCTTGGATACCCCAGATGTTTGGCGAGTTCACATCGAAGCAGAGGTGAAGGTGCGGGTGAAAAACCCTATGACTGGAAGGGAAAGGCTTGTCTGGAAGCAGATAGGCAAGAATAATCATTTGCTGGATTGCGAGTGTATGGCAATCGTAGGTGCGGCCTTATATGGTCGATTGAAAGTCTCCCCAGCAAGTTTGACAGAAAGTGAGTTTGATAATGGCGAAGGGTGATTTCATTGGGCTACCCCTTGCTACCTTAACCTCCTTGCGTGACAAGTATGTGACTTGTCTTGAGGCGATTGCGGTGGCGGGTTCAAGCTATTCGATAGCTGGTCGTTCGTTTTCAAGAGCGAATCTCGGTGAGGTAAGAGATACGATTGCGGAATTGACCCTAGCCATTCAGTCTGTTAATGGTACTCGTATCCGCACAACTTACACAAAGTTCTCGTGAAAAAAGCCCAACTCAATTTAATAGATAAAGCCGTTGCTTTTCTGAACCCGCAAGGGGCAGTTAATCGGATGATTGCACGACAAAAGCTCGTCAATTTCTCTTACGATGCAGTCAAATATACAAGGGAAAGAAAAGGGCCGAGTGCCCTTTCTGGTGCGGAAGATTATCACTCTAATTATGACCGAGTAGAGTTAATGAAAAGGGCAAGGGATTTGGCAGAGAATGTCGGCCTTGTTCGCTCCATCCTAATGAAGTTTGCCAGCCATACCGCCGCAAACATTTCCTACCAAGCCCGAACCGAGAACCCCGAAGTCAATACCGAGGTCGAGGCATATTGGGCAGAGTGGTGGGACAAGTGCGATCTAACCACAAGACATACTGGCTCAACCCTTATGCAAGTGGCGATGATGAGTATGCTCCGAGATGGTGATTTTCTTTTCGTTTTGGTTCGAGATAAGGATGGCAACCTAAAGATTCAAGGCATTGAGGCAGATAGGTTGGGAGACCCCTTCAAGGTTTATACAAGCCTATACTTGATCGGTGGAATCCATATTGATCGGGATACTGGTGCTCCAAGTGCCTACGATATTTATAACCGAAGCATTGGCGATTTCTACACCTACCAGACAACCATCCCCTCAAGCCAAGCCTTCCACTTGTTCGACCCACTCCGCATCGACCAATACCGAGGAATCTCTGCTTTCCACACCGCAATCAATGATTGCACCGACATCTACGACATTATCAACTTCGAGAAGATGGCCGCTAAAAATGCAAGCTCACAAGCTGGCATCGTGAAGAGGAATAACAATAATGCTTCTGACCTATCAAGCCTCACAAACGATGAGGATTTGAATGGCAACACGATTAAGCTAGAGGCGATTGAGTCTGGCAAAATCTCCTACCTAGAACCGGGTGAGGACATCGTGTTCCCAGATGGGCCGAGCCGACCTTCTGGTGCTTTCGCTGAGTTCCACAAGATTCTGTTGAGGAACATTTGCCTTGGCCTTGGCATCCCTTACAGCTTCGCCGTAGACCCTTCCGCTATGAGTGGCCCGACTGCTCGACTTGAGATGCAACAAGCAGGGCGAACTTTCCGCAGATACCAGAAGCTACTAGATGATAAAGTGCTTCGCCCAATTAAGAACATCGTGATTGCTGATGGGGTAGCAAGGGGATTGATTGATAAGAATGTTGGAAGCAAAACCGCAAGAGGAATCTTTAATTTTGGGGCGAATGTCTCTATTGATTTAGGCAGAGAATCCGCTTCTGCAATCTCCGAGTTCAAGACTGGACTCCGAACCGCCGCCGACATCTACGCCGAGCGAGGCCAAGACTTCGAGAGTGCTATGCGTCAAAGGGCTATTGAAGCCAAGCTAATTAAGGATTTGGCCGAGAAGTACGGTGTAGACCCAGAGACCATTTCCGATATTGTTCCACCAAAACCCACCCAGACCAAACCCGAAGCACCATCGGTTAATCCAGTTATCCCTGCAAAGGATAGCCCAGAAAGTGATGAGGACATAGGGGGTGACCAAAAACCAATTCCAGAAGACCCGATTGATCCATCCTCCGAGGAACTAGAGGTTAAAAAAAAAGATACTGAAGAAGCGTTAGCAAAGCTAGACCCCGCATCTATTAAGATGCTGATTCAAGGGATGATGGGCGGGATTGAGTTGGGCAAGTACGACGGGATTGATTTTACCCCACCACAAGGAGCTAGGGACGCCGCTAAACGAGCCTTGGATGTTAGGGAGACGAAACCATCCAGCCAACGAGGAATGACCCCGGTAGGCATAGCCAGAGCTAGAGACTTACAAAATGGCGTGAAGCTATCGCCCGACACAGTAAGGCGAATGCTGAACTTCCTAACTCGCCACGAAGTCGATAAGAAGGGAAGCACTTGGGACGAGCAGGGCAAGGGATGGCAAGCGTGGCACGGATGGGGTGGAGATGCTGGGTATGCTTGGGCAAAAAAAGTGGTTGGGCAAATGGAGGCTAGGGACAAAAAGGAACTAGCCAGACCAGTAAGCCAAACCCCAGCCCCCCCCCAAGAACGAATCAAAGGCTCGAAGGAAAACCCCGAAGGCACGGCATCGACCAGAAGCAAAGCTGGTGACATAGAGATTTCAGAACAGAACGAAGAAGCCCTCAAGAACAAGATCGCCGAGTTCAAGGACAAGCATCCCTCAAGGAAAGCCCCTACGCTTGGAGCATTAAAGAAAGTGTTTCGCAGGGGGGCGGGTGCGTTCTCGACTAGCTTTAGGCCAACGATTACCGGGGGAAAGCCCAACTCACGGAACGCTTGGGCGATGGCTAGGGTGAACAAGTTTCTCAAGATGGCTGGTGGGGGTGAGGTCAAAGACTCCTACCGCAAGGCAGACGGCGATTTGTTGGAGGAAAGATTTGATTGTGGAACTGGTGCTGGTGGATTTAAGGAAGGAAACACTTGTGCTGGCGGGGGTGGAGGGGAATCTTTTAATGACATAGGAGCTACTTGGAGAAATAGTGAAAATACTCAAAAAGCAAAACAAAAATTCGATGCTCTTCCAGATGATGCGATTGTAACGGTTTATCACGGAACAACAAAAGAAAACGCAGAATCTCTAATAAAATCCAAAAAGGTTTCAGTTCCAAGCGGGTACAAGTCAGACCTTCCGACAATGGGCAGGGACTCTCTATATATTGCCCCCACAATAGCTGACGCAAAAAAATATGGTGAAGAGATTGTGGAGATTAAGATTAGAAAAAAAGATATGTTTCCCTCTCAAGAGGCAAAAGAAATAAACCCAAAAGTATCAATAGGAAAAGCATTCTTTAATTCATTTGATGGGGCTGTGCTGAATCGTGGTCAATCATTTGAGGGCATAAAGAGAATTGACAACAAACAATAGCCTTATGCCTTTACCCATTCCCTCTGCTGACGAATCCGAACAAGACTTTGTTTCCCGCTTTATGGGAGACGAGCAAGCCATCAGCGACTTTCCAGAGGAACAACAGAGGGCGGCAGTTGCCTATTCAACCTATCGGGATGAGGAACTAGAGGAAACCGAGCTAGGCGGTGTGAGCATTTTGGAGGTGGGAGAGGCTAAAGGACACGACCTTTTCGTGGATAAGATCAGCCTAGAAACCGCCCTCAAGCTTATGCAGAGTGCCAAGAATGGAACTAAGGCAAAGATGAATCACGGCTCTGGATTGGAGGCGGTTGTCGGCTTTTTAAGGAATCCCCGCATCGATGGGGATAAGCTAGTGGCCGACCTCCGCTTGCTCCGCAACTCGCCCCACTACGGATTGATTAAAGAGATGGCATCGGAAGCCCCAGACCAGTTTGGGGTTTCATTGGCTTTTGTGAATGAGTCCGAGACGATCAACGGCAAGGATTACATTCGCCCCCAGAGCATCGCCTCTGCTGATTTAGTTTCCAGCCCAGCCGCCACGAATGGATTATTCGAGGAGATGGTGAAGTTTATGGAAAAACTCGGTTATGTGCAAGGAGGCAAGACCATCCCAGCCGTAGCCAAAGAAGCCGTGGAGGAAGCTCCACTTGACAAAAAGGACAAATCAAATATGGAAAACACAGATTATAAAAAAGATATGGACGAAGTAAAAGTTCGTCTCGCCGCCTTGGAAGAGGCGATGAAACCCAAAGAAGAAGTCAAGAAAGAGGAGATGAAGTCCGAGGAAG